GCAAGTGCCATCAAACGAAAGAAATGGCCTGGAGCGCATTCAAGATGCGCAAGCGCAATCAGAAGAGCTTGGCTGCTTCATCACTTGCCCGGGCTGAATACGCCATCGAGCAGATAGAGAAACTTGGATCAGCTCCTGACTCAAGCCTCGTACTGGGCAAGCCTGACTTCTGGCACAGCTACGTTTTTGACTGAGGAGGATCAGCATGCTGACACAACAACAGCTCCACATCATGCAGCACTCCCTTGGTCTGAACCAACACGGGCTTGATTCCAAGGGTGGCACAGAGGGCTACCGCAATCATTATGTGGCGAGTCCTGGGCACTATGCATGGGAAGACTTGATGTCACTGGTTGATGCCGGGCTGATGATCAAGCGTTCACCCAATGCCGTCACCGATACCTGGTTCTCGGTTACAGACTCCGGACGAGCCGCGGTTATCCAGAATAGTCCGACCCCTCCTAAAGTGTCCCGAGCGAAACAGCGCTACCAGCGCTTCCTTGATTTCGGAGACAGCTTTAACTCGTTTATCGAGTTCTGTCGTTGGGATGCAGACCCTGAGCACTCATGGAACAAAGGCGGTGCGGCATGAGCTACTTCAAGAACACCAATCCGGAAGCGCTGGCCGCCTGGGAAGCTCAGGAACAAGGCAAGGCAAAGCTGCGAGATGAGAGCGACAGATTCGCCGCGGAATTCGATGGGAAAGCAATTCTCTCATCCTCTGCTGATAGCCACTCCTTCTGCGGGGTAAAGCTCAACGACTACCACTCCCGGCCCGACAACATTCTGTGGACCTCTCCAGACCGAGGTTCCGGAGTTAGCCGGCCGCGCAGCTCGCTCAAGAAACGCCCCGAGTGGACGAAAGAGCAGTTCGTTGAATTCAAGCGTCAGCTCGAGCAACTCGAACAGCGCTATAAGGCAGCGCAGTGGCCATCCCGAATTGATCGAGAACCTTTTTGGAATGCCATCGGCACTTCTTGGGGTGAGCTGTTGTTTGCCGGAATATCGGCGTTTGAATATGCCGGCGCCCTGTTCATCAAGACAGGCCTCAAGCTGGAAGGATGCTCAGAGATCCTGGGCTCTGAATATGAAGCAGCCTGGTCTGAAAAACAGGCCGCACGCAAGGAGGCGGCATGAAAGTTATTGATGACTCCCACCTCACCGATGAGGTGATTAGCAAGGCGTTTTATGGAACCAACTTTGGTCGCACCGATTTTCGAACCATCCTCGCTGAAACGGTATTGAAACGGGCGGCTGGTTATCACGCAGGGTATACCGCCACCACTCTATGTACTGATCTTGGCTTGCTGAAAGGCAAGGAGAGCAAGGCTACTCAGCTGGGCCTTACGTTTGCTTTCCATCACTACTACAAGCAGCAAGTACGCGATGCCCTGCATCCACAACAAGGCGGTGCTGCATGAGCGGAGCATCCCAGTTCTACCAAGACCATTACAGCTGGATGACCCCAGAGCAGTTTGAGTGTCTGGGGCTTCTCAGTGATCTGTTCGGAGGCTTGCATCACGTCTACGGCAAGATTACTGGACCCCGGCCAGACGCCATAACCATCAATGCAGAGAACTGCCGCAACCACTTTGCGACGTTCGATTATTCATGGCTAACCGTGGCAACAGTCCTAGCCCATGACCGGATGATCCGGTTTGGCATAGAGCCATCATCCGGCGGGAAACTGCAGCTCACTTTCCAGAAGCGATCCACAAGAGAAGGTGATGCCAGCTCGATGCATCCCAGCCTTGAGGATGCCATTGCTAAGGTCCGTGAGCGATTCAGTAAGGAGGCAGCATGACGATCCGACACATTGAGGCGCTGGCCGCCATCGCGTTTGGACTGTTTGTGGTTATGGCTCTGACGGGAGGTGCAGCATGCCAATGATAAAGGACGAGCACGGACATTATGTTGAGCCTCCGTTTCACGCCTGGTTTGGCCTGACCTATTCCAACTACCTTGTGATTCCGCGATCTATCTTGGAGGCCATGCCGCTGGATTGGCAGAACAGCATGATCGCACTGCTTGATGAGGCCCGGGATAAGCTGGACACCGACAAAATACAGGACAGATATTCAGTGCAGTTGCACGGAAGTGACGGGAAGTATGTACCTGACCCGTTCGCCAACTACCGCCATCCACCCGTCATCCCTTTTAAGCACAGGGTGGAAGCATGAAGCGACGCCTAAGGCTTTGGTATTGGCTGGAGAATCGCGATGGAGTACGACCTCGACAACGCCCTGCTGCAGCTGGCGAAGCAGTGCAATGCCGATTGCCATAAAGCTATAGACGGGGCAAAGCCCAAAGACTACACAACCCTGACCCTCCCCGTTTTCACTCGCTACGCACCCCAGGCCCGCAATATCGGATCCAGCATCACGGCACTGAAATACCAAGTCGCTGTACTCAATGGTGTAGTAGCCCCGAAATAAAAAAGCCCCTGATTTGGCTGTACTCAGGGGCAAAAGCGAAGATTTCGGGCATTACAAAACAAAGATTAGATGCCCATTTGAAGCACTGATAACTGTCAGAAATAGCAAAAATCCCACTTGGCTATCTGGGATGGAATCAAATGCGTAATAAACCTGAGATTGAAAATGCCCCCACTACTCCCCAGCAGTGGGGGCGCACCACTCGCTGTCGCGTGTTCGAAGCGCGACCATCACATGATAGCCAATCGGCGATTGCCGTCGATTGTCAGTAAACCTGACAGGACAGCACAGAGGAATTCAAACCGATGTTTAACTTCGATGAACAGTGGCGCGAGATGGAGCGCCGCGATAAAGACCAAGGTGATAAAAATGGCATCACGCGGCGTTAACAAAGTAATCCTGATCGGCAACCTGGGCCAGGACCCAGAAGTGCGATACACGCCAGGCGGCAAAGCGGTGGCCAATATCACCGTGGCTACCTCCGAAACATGGAAAGACCAGCAAGGCCAGCTGCAAGAGCGTACTGAATGGCACCGTTGCACCATGTATGCCCGTCTGGCGGAAATTGCGGGTGAATACCTGAAGAAGGGATCCAAGGTCTATCTGGAAGGTCGTTTGCAGACTCGCGAATGGCAGGATCAGCAAGGCATCAAACGCTACACCACAGAAATCATCGTCGGTGAAATGCAGATGCTTGATGGACGGCCAGCCGGCGTGCGCCCACCAGCCCAGGCAAGCGCCCCTGCAGCACCACCCCCGGTGGCGAACGGCAAGACCACCAGCGAACCGCCGCCCGGGGATTTTTACGACGACGACATTCCATTCGGCTGGATCGGCATCAGCGGTCGAGCACTACTGCTTTCAATGTGAGGTACCTATGGGAACAACAACTCGAATCGTCACACTGGAAATACCAAGAGTTGGTCTGATCCCTAAAAAGACAGTCTGCCGCTTGGCTGCTGTCTCAGACCGAACATTGCTCGAGTGGTCCAAACCAGGTAAGGATGGGAAGCCCGCAATTTTCCCGGTGAAACCTGTGATCAGCGGGCGCGGAAAACCCAGCCTCTATTCTGCCGAGCAGATTATCGAATGGTTCAAGAGCCTGGAACGAGCGCCTATTGAATTGCCAATGGAGCACATCGGTGCGGTGAAGCAACAGAGTGAGAGACAGTAAAACCGACCGGCGAAAGCCGGTTTTTTTTCGCCTGTGATCTGGCGGTTACGCTGATCGCGGAGCATGAGCGCATACTTAAGCAGTCGCCAATTAGCCACAGGCTAGCCACAGAATCGAAAATTAGAGTTTTTTAGGGTTTTTGCTGATTGGTTTATATGTTTATTTTCAATGTGTTGCAGATGATTTGACTTGCAGAAGTGCGGATTCTACCATTGAACTACACCCGCTTGTTTGGCGAGGCGCAGATTAACGCGGATTGCGGAAGCCTTCAACCCCTAACGCCTTTTTAATACTGATCTTTTTCCTGATCGTGTACCGTTAGTTCAGAAGATGAGCGAAGGCTGGCGAAAGCTCCAGCAGCTGCCAATTAGCCACAGGCTAGCCACAGAGATAGAGGTTTTCCCCATGTCATCCATAACCGTCACCGCCAAGTGGCTCGATGCCCAACTCGGTAAGCCGCGAGAGTCGCGCACTGAAGTTACCGACCGGAGCGGGCTTGGGGTGCGCATCACACCGGCAGGGAAAGTTATTTTTCAGATGCGCTATAGCTGGGGTGGCAAACAGCACAAGATGGATCTGGGTTCATACCCTGCCACCAGCATTAAAGTGGCAAAGGATGAGATGTTACGCTGGAAGGCCGTGCTGTCCCGGGGGGATGATCCGCTTACAGTTCGGCGCCTGGAGTTTGGCGCTAAGCTCGGGGCTGTGACGAATGAACAGGTCATCAGGGAATGGTTCGACAGATATCTGAGCAAACGCCGCAAGCGCGTCGAACCCATAATCAAACGGTTCGAGCGGCATGTGTTTCCTGCCATCGGTGATCTGCCCGCTGAACAGACTGAGCGCCGGCACTGGCTCAAGATCTTCGATAGCTTGGTGGATGATGGGCTTATGGGGATTGCAGACAAGCTCTTGGCCGACTCAAAACAGGCGCTGGCTTTCGGGCAGAACAGGCAGACTATTACAAACAACCCTATCTACACACTCACCCTGCGCGACCTCGGGGTGCTGCGCTCGCAGGGGGATCGAGTGCTATCCACCAGCGAATTGGCTGTCATCTGGGGGCGACTGCACGAAAGCCAAATCAGTAGGAAAAACCAGTTACTGATCCTGCTGCTGATGTTGTTTGGCTGCAGAACTGTAGAGTTGCGCTTGGCCAGACCAGAGCATTTTGATTTTGAGGCTGGCATCTGGACAGTTCCAGCTGATCTCACGAAGAACCTGAAGCGCCCTATCCGGCGCCCATTAATTCAGTTGGCCATCGATCTATTGCAGGAGGCCATGGCATTAAGCTCTGGCGAGTTCGTATTCAACACGCCCACTGGCGGTGTCATGACGGAACAAGCGCCAACCAGGCTGCCGCCGCGATTAATCAAGCGATTCGACATGCAGCCATGGTCAATGCATGACCTGCGAAGAACGGCAAGAACCAACTTCTCCACACTGACACAACCTCACATCGCTGAAAAAATGCTCGGGCATAAGCTGGGCGGAGTGTGGGAGGTTTACGATAAACATGATTATTTGGATGAGCAGCGCCAGGCCTACGAGGCATGGCTGATTAGATTGACGGCCTTTGCTGCCGGGGGGAATGTGGTTCCGTTCGAGCGAACGGCGTAACTCACATTCAACTAGGGGATTTGATGAGCACTCGGAACAAAAAAACCGCCTGAATGGCGGTTTTTTGTTTGCTCAACAGTGGATCACGAGTCCATCCAAGATCTTAGACAGCAGCCTACCGCATGTTATCGCATGCGTAACGTTCCCTCCCGCCTCCAGTGATGTTGCGAGTGTTTCAACCACTCCTTTGCTCTCGACGTAGATCTCGCTAATCTGGGCAGGGTCCGCATGATAGCGATGCTGCTGCAGTTCTATTTTTCGTGTACAGTTACACATTGAGACGCTCCTCTTAGTTTGCGTTTCGGCACCGCGCCGCGTGTCCGCCAAGATCTTCGGCGCGGTGCCCCTCGTTACTACTGCTCATATATACACTTATTTTCCGGAGCTTCTCAAGCCCCGCGAACACATATTTTTTGCAATTCCAGCCTCAATGTCCTACTGCGACATCGAAACCCACATAAACCAACAACAAAAAGTGCTTATAAGTATCTTATTAGCAATAGACAAGTTTAAATGAGCAATAAATAAATACTTACTTATCATCATGATAAAACAAAAACATCACAAAACGCGCAGTTGTATCATGTATCGCCACTGATACACGCTACACGATACACATAAGTGGGTTCATCATGTCGTAAGCGGGCATACAACAAAGGCCGGAGCCAGGCGCTGTATATCGTGATCGGGCTGGTGCTATCACCGATTGTGGCGTTGCTGATGATCAGCTTTTCACAACCGAATCCAACGGCACTGCAGGAGCGGGAGATCAAGAAAGGGATTTTGAAGCGGTGCCCCAGCTGCGCCGAGGCGATATTGAAAGCGGCCACAGTCTGTAAACACTGCGGCCGCCAGGTGTGATGATTATTCGGTGATCGGCTCGGGTTCGGAGGTGGCTTGCTCCACGACAACCGGACGCACTTCCAACCCAGCCAGATCGGCATAAGTCACTGCCGTTGGTTCGGAGGCCATATCCAGCAAGAACTGCTCGCGGTCATACTGTCCATAGGCGCGATTGAATGGCGTAGATGCTATTACCTCACCGTTGTCTCGGATTACCTGATCTGCCCATTCTACTTCGCACCCTTTCAGTCCCGGTAAAGTCCGGACGCTTTTCAATACTCGTTTTTCAGTTGACATCAGCTATCTCCTGTTATGCCGTTTGATATGTCCCAGAAATTATCAGAACCACAGTTCCATTCACTTGCGGTCTCACCTCCGACTGAGAGACGATCTGACGTACACCATTTGATGTCATGCGATAGAACTCAATAGTATTGCCAGTTACAAGACCCACTACATCCATCGAGCGTTCTGTGGCAACCGGCAATCCTGACAGTAATGAAGACGCATACACGGACGTCACAGAAAATCCGGTAGACGAAGAAAATGGTAGACCTCGCAGGACCAGCAACTCATATCCAGAACCAGTGAAGTTAGTCAGATTTACGTGGCACTTAAACGTGCAAATGTCGCCAATCTTCCGCCAGCTTGCGTGAGTTACCGTTACAGATCCGTTATCAAAATACGGCGCCCATGTTCCCGATGTTATTGGCAGGTTCTCGCCATTCCAATACGGCTTATTGTTCGCTATTGGGCCTCGATATAGTTGAGGGCCGTCCAGGGATGCACCGCTTCCTAGTCCGACCAGCGTACCGGTTGATCGAACAGTGAACGACGATCCATCGGCTTCAGTTACACCCGATAAATAAACCGTGGCCGAAACATTTTGGCCATTCAGAAAATACTGACGCCCGCCACGCAACCAAACATAGACCCCAATACCAGCACCACTAACCGAAACATCAGCTAAACACCCGGATGTGGTCACGCCACCTCCCCACATTTGACTGAATTCATAGTCTATGTATGGTGTTTCGCCGCCCCAACCCGCGCCGATGCCGCCGATATCGAGTCGAAGCGCCCCAAGCCACGTCCCATTCTGATGAACGCTTCGCCCTATTGACGCGCCATTGATAAGACCGTTCCCGGATAAAGCAACCGGATAGTATTTGTCTGGATCTCCACCAACGGTGATTATTGATTCATGGATATGATCCCCTGCAGCCACGGATCCCGCAGCAACCCCGACATTCTTGGTCGCCGCATCACCGAGCTCCAGATTACCACGCGCAGTCGGCTTATCCGCAAGCCCAGCCAGGTTGCCGCTCTTGCTCAACATATTCGACAGTGCCGGCACTGTGACCGATTGGCCATCAGGGGCGAACAGCGACACATTGCCAGAACCGGTCAGGATCTGCTGCCAGCTGTCGTATTGCCCCTGGGCATAAGCCAGCATGGCAGATACCTCCCGCGACAGCGCCGGGGTTGTGCCGGTGCGGGTAATATCGATTTCGTAAGACTGACCAGCAGCGGTTGCGCCGGTGTAGGCCTGCACTAGGTAAAGTACGGTATCTGATTCGACATAATCCACCTCGTAGTGCTTGCCGTCAGGCCCCCAGAACGTGTGGCCTTTGTCGGGCTTATAAGTACCAGTCTTAAATTGCGTCCCAAACCCGGTCACTTTTTTGCTGCCATTGGTCACGCTGATGGTGCCAACGCGATACCATAATCCAGCCATCGCTATACTCCTGAAATAGGAAAACCCGCCGAAGCGGGTTTAATTCATTATCAAATTACTTTTTGTAAATAGTGACTTTTGCTGAAATGTCGCCTTGCCTCTCTATTGCTTTATTCACAGCAAATGTGACTTGAGTGTTTTTAGGTATTTGGTAATAGAACGAAATTGATTTAAGTCGTGGCTTCCATCCTGATGGAATGTCACAAGTAACAGTATTCACTAGCGCCCCATTCACATAAATAGAGGCACTTGTCGTTCCCTCTGACGAAAACACAGTTCCATCAAAATACGCAGTCCGATCAATATCAACCGCCGCAATGACATTGGATACCCCATGTTCAAGTGGAATAACCGTCACGATGTCCCCAACAATATTTTTCGCGTAGATCGTTCCCAAAATAGTGCAGCTTTCTTCGATAGTCAGATTTTTCATGGAGCCTGACGTTGCCGTTATCTTGCCGGTGACGTCTGCATCCTGCAGCGTCGCCTTGCCTGCGCTGTTGATGATGGCCTTACCGGCACCGATATTTAGAGAACCCCCGATAATGTTGGTCCCGGACATTGTCGAGCCCTTGATATTCAAACCGACCAGCTCGGTGACAGTGATATAGTTCGCCACCAGGCTATTGATATCCGCGCTATCCAGTACCGCCTTGTTGATATAAACGATGCCATTTTTGACGATGAACGGATGGATGGTGCTGGCTCCCCCAGTGGCACGGGACAACACAGCAAACACATCAGCGTCGATCAGGAATGACGTCATCACAGAGCCATCAGTAGCCATGGTCACTGATAACCCGAAACCGCCTCCCTGGCCGTTGATCTGCGCCTTGGTTGCCCACAGCGCGGCCAACTCCCCAGCCGTTGAGGCCTGCGCTTGGCTGACCGTCTGCACTGCAACTGATGCACCATCGGCTTTAGCTTGTGCCGTATCGATGCGAGAAGACAGCGCACCATCAGCATTCGCCCGAGCAGTGGACTCTGACTGCACCGCTGCCGCCGCACTATCCGCCTTGGCCTGTGCTGTATCGATGCGAGAGGACAATGCACCATCAGCATTCGCCCGAGCAGTGGACTCTGACTGCACAGCTGCCGCCGCACTATCCGCCTTGGCCTGTGCTGTATCGATGCGAGAGGACAACGCACCATCGGCATTCGCCCGAGCCGTCGATTCTGATTGAACCGCTGCCGTTGCACTATCGGCTTTGGCTTGCGCCGTATCGATGCGAGAGGACAGCGCCCCATCAGCGTTCGCCCGAGCCGTCGATTCTGAATCGATAGACGCAGACATTTGCTGATCGGCTTGCTTGTACGCTGCATCCAGCGTGGACAGTTGCTGGGCCAGCGACTCAACAGCTGTTGTCCGGGTTGTTTGCTCATTGAGGATCTGCGCGGAGAGTTCCGCATTGACCGTTTGCAGGGTGGCCGTGAGTTGTTCCAGAGTTTTGGCCTGGGCCTCCTGCTCCCCTGCCATCGCTGACTGTTCTCTCCGGATCGAGCCCGCCGCCTTACGTTGTTCGATGTCCGCCTTCGCGCTGGCCAACGCCGCTGACAACGCCGCTTCGGCAACCTGATCGGCACTGGCGGTCAAGTTTTCAAACTTGCTGGCCAGCGTCGAACCATCACCCGTTATCACTTGCTGCAGCTCACTGATCGCCCCGTTCTGCCCGGTGATCGCAGCCTCCATCTGTGAAAACCGGAGTGCGGAAGCCTGGCTTTCTGTTGCGATGGACTGCTGGAGCGTCACGATGCTGCTGGAGATTGTGGCGTCAGCATGTTCCAGCTGGGCTTTCACCTGCTCGATGTGCTCGGCCGTCGCGATCGTTGCGGAGGTATTAGCTCTGATTTGCTCCTCAGCACTCGTCAGGCGTTGCCCCTGGGAATCGACTTGAGATTGAGCCGCTTTTTGGGTCAGGGCAGAGTTTGTTGCATCCAGTGTCTGCTGTACCTGGGATACTGTATCCGATACCTCCGTGACTTCGGACTTGCTTGCAGTTTGCGTCAGTGTGCCCTGGATGCCATCGATCTTCTGCTCAACCAGTGTTAAGCGCTCAAAATCCGCGGACAGTTCAGCTCGTGTCACACAGGTTTTCACGACCGCTTCAACGGCATCCAGATGCTGCGAAACGGTTGAGATCGACGCGCCCAACTCAGACCGTACCGCGTTGACCGCATCCATGGTGATCTGACCGGTCTGCGGGTCAACCGAGAACACTGCATCACGGAAGTCCTGAAAATCCAGATTGAACTTGTTGACCTGTTGCCGAAGGTTCTCGGTCATCAGCGAAACATTGAGATAGTTATCACCGAGCTGAGTCTGGGCATGTTCCAGCAGATTGTTGACCTGCTGCTCCCGGGCGTCCAATGCGGACAAGCTGATCTGAACTTGGTTCAGCGATGCCTGCAGAGACTCAGAGCCCGTGGTCAGGTCGGCAATCTTGGCAATCTCGGTACGCAACTCCTCGCGCAGCTGCGCACCGCCGATCTGATTGTCCAGGACTGCAATCACACTGGCAGCATCAAAACTGGTCTTACCGGTGACGGCCATCAGCGCCGATTTGCCGTAGGCATTCACGCTGCGCAGCCAATAGTGATACTGGGTATCAGGCTGCAGTCCTGAATGCACCAGGTAAGCGGCTAGCCCGAGGCGAGTGGCCTTGGCCTCTACCTCAGCCAGCGGCACATCGACGGTAGACCACCACCATTCGCAGAGCGTCCCGAACGACTGACCACCGGCATAGACAGGGCGCAACTCCAGCGACCAGTTGCTGGGCGTCACGGTGACACTCTGCGGCAGCGCGGGAACGGCGATGGTGAACGAGATCCCGGCTGATGCCGAGTGCCCGCCGTTAACTGCAACCGCCGTCACCTGGGCCAGATAGAGACCGCTAGCCAGGCCCGTCAGACGGCATGACTCCCCAGGTACCTGAATGGTCAGCACCGGTTCGCCGTCACGGCTCACCACCACCTGGTTATAGGCGATTTGGCTGCCAGCATTACGCCAGGACAAAACACCCTGCACCGCATCACCGATCACCTCAGTGGCATAACTGAGCGCATCCGGAGCAGCGGGGCCACCGGTCGGCAGATTAGTCAGAGGCGGAACAACCATTACCTGGCCAACGGCATCCGCCCACACCTCGGCAGGCTCTTCGCGGACCGTCAGCGTGATACCATTTTTGGGCGAGAACTCGAACTTATTGACCCGAAATTCATGCCCCGAGATCCCCAGGGCGGGGATATAGAGCCGGATATAAGCCCCTGGACGATACGCAAACCCCGAGTAATTCATTGGCAGGGTCAAGGTTCTGCCGATCCGCAAGCGCCGGAGTTTGATATTGGCCAGGCGCTGCGCTTGATAGGATGATGTAACAAAGCGCTGATTCAGATCACTCGCGACCTCCCCGCCGTCTTCCTCAACCCATTCCGCGACCGATACAGATGGATAGTCGGTTTCAGAATAGTTTTGTTCCGCATCGACGAAAGTACCGGTGATGGTATTAGTGCGATCCCGCATTGCGGTTTCTGGCACGATTTTAACGTCACCAGCTAGCTGATGATCGTGGATCTCATCCAGCGCTGGGCCGTAGTAAGCCCCGACGAGAATGCCATGCTTACCACCGGTAAAGGTCGGCGCACCGGCACAGGCATCGTGTAATGCCTCCAGGATTTTGGCCGGGGCTTCGGTCAACTCGAACTTGCCGGACACGGAATACCGGGCTTCATAAGTGCCAGCGGCTGTCAGCACCTGCTCATCGCAAATGTTGGCCGCCGCCTTGAACTGATCCCAGTCCAGATCGGAATCTGGAACCCCCAACGCCGTGCGGTAGTAATCGAGGATCACCAGGGCGGCGTTGCTGCTCCATTTCATCAGCTGATCGCGGGGGTCATAGATCTTGGCTCCGCGCACGGTGGCCTTGATGTTCGGTATCCCACTCGGAAATTTTGTTGCGTCAAATTTCAGGGATACACGCAGCCAGGCAATACCCACGCCGACCATGTCATCCTTCCAGCTGGCGCAATTCTCCAGCAAGAAGGGATCACAAGTGGCGCGATTGTTGTGCAGCTCCCAACTGGCATACTCGCCATAAGTGCCGATCTCGGCATCACCCAGGAGCACCGACTCAACGGCATCCAGCTCATGGGCGGCAACGGCAATCGCCAGGTGAACCCACTCCCCATTTTCCTGTTCGCCCGCCTGTTCCTCGGCAAAAAACAGAACTCCGGATGTTTGCGTTCGACCATAGATCCGGGTCATGGATGCCTTGCTTGATCGCAGCACCTGCTTCTGTTCAGCCTGGGAAGCGTAATCCGAAAAGCTGGGGACTTTTGTCAGCAAGCTCCCCGCCGCTGTGGCCAGCGCTCCGATCACCAGGGCCGCCGTCATCGAGATAAATCCAATCGTGGCCGCATACGCTGCGCCCATTGCAATCACGGCACCGATTATGACTGGCGGCATACTGCCCTCCATGCGCGCCGGATCGGCGCAGTGAGTTGGACAAGACCGCTTTCAGACATGGCCCAGATCGACCCTGCCCAGTAAATCCCAGCCGTCACCCCCAGGGGGCCATCGAACGTCACCACATCACCCCGCTGGACCATCGCCGGGGTGACCTCCTGCAACACAGCAGCAAAGGCCGCCTCTATATCGCCGTGCTGGCGTAACAGCGCCTTGCGAGCCCCGAGGGCACTGTCGTAGCTCCCGCGATAACTAGCCGCCGGATCGATGTCTGATTGCGCACGGACGCAATCAGCAGCGAACAAGCAACAGTCAGATTCACCCCAAACAAAAGGCCGCCCGGAGGCGGCCTTAAACTCTTCTAGCAGACGCTGCTGCCAATCAATTCTTTTCATGGGCATCACTCATAGACAAACGCCGGGGCATCCTTCTTGTTGCCCCAGTACAACGACCGTTCTGCCATCTGCGCGACATAGCGCATGATCCGATCATCAACCCCAGTTAATCCCTTGGCCCGCTTGCGCTGAGACTCGTCAGTAAAACGCCAGGTCGCGCCTCTGCTCCAGTCCTCAAAAATGTTGCTGACGGTATAGGCCAGCGCAGAATTGGCACCGGCCGTCAGCGCCGTGGCGCTGATTTTGCCGCGATAGAGCAGATTGGCCGCGATCGGTGCGCAGGTCACAGGGTCAAAAACCACGAAAAAAATCTGGACCGGACAACCGATCACCTTTTCATTCAGCGTGGTGGCCACGAGGGAAGTATCCAAGCCCCCCATGGTCAGCGAGAGTTGCCCTGGTGACGTTGTGTGCTCCTCCGTCACCGTCCCAATCTCACCCAGATTCCCAACCCCGTAATAGACCTCACCGCCGATAATCAACTCTCCCGTTGCCGAGTGCGTCCGGGATACCCCAGACGGGAAGTCAATGCGCACAGCCTGCGCAGGCATCACATTCGGCTGCCGCATCGCGGTGAGAACGGCATCATCGAGCGGGGAATACAGCAGCTCCATCATGTGCTCCAGGTTTCGTTGAATTCGATATTCACGGACGACTGCACGAAGAGGCCGGGCTTGCGAGAAAACTTGCCTTGGTTGTCGCCGGATAACCGGAAAATACCGCAGGGCCTATCCACCTGAAGCGGCGTACCCGCAGGAGGGCTGGATCGCAGCATAGGGAAAATAGGCAGGGTCGCCTGTCCTACACCGTCAGATACAACATCAGCCCGAATTCGCTTGAGCTCCCCATTTACCGAGATCCAATCACCCAGGCGCAGAACAAGGCTATCTGGCGACCAGCCTCGCGTTGCTAAGAAAACCCCCACTTGACCGGCGGCGGAGACAACTGGTGCGCCAAGCACTGGCTGCGGAGACCCAACAAGACGAGCACCAAAGTCCCATAGCCTTACTCGCCCAGCCATGCCATTCAGCGCCATCACAGTGGTTTCCAGCAATTGACGCTTTGCCCCAACAACGTCAGTAAAAGTCAGCGTTGTAACCCACCGGGATCCAGGCATGCTGACAACTTGCACATCCTTGGTAAACGGTGACTCATAGGAGACGTTATTAGCCTCTAATGCCCACGTCATATCCGTAGGAATAAGGTCAATCGGCCAATCGATCACATCAGACATTCAACATCCTCCGCAGCTGGCCTCGAGTGGCAAAATCCTGCATGACCATTTCATATCCCTGCTGAGCACCGTCACGAGCAGCTGCAGCAACCTGGCCGGCAATGTCTTCACCACCAACTCCTTCGAAGTAGAAATGTTGGATGACGGTTCCTGTCGCCGGGGCAGATGCGGATGACTGCTCGTTCACCTGGTTACCCATTACCGCGTCATACATCTCATCCGTTTGTTTTGCTGATCGGTTCGTTAAAACCCGCTCACCGGTATTCAGTAGCCAGGTTCCTTCACGCGGAATTGCGTCAATGCCATCGTGAGCCATACCGGCAATAGCCTGGCCAGCGACGATGCCCACAGAGAGATAAGTTTGCGCCCGGACCAGATTACGCGCCGTCTCGGCACCAATCAGACCACCGGTCATGGCGGCGAACGCTGCAGCGGAATTCTCGGTTTGCTGCCCCGCGACGAGAATTGACGGGATAGCCAACGCCTTTTGGGCAGCCAGCATCATTTTCATGATGGTATTGTTTTCGTGGCCAGATTGCTGGATGGCATCCGTTGTGATGGATAGGGTTTGCTGGGTAAAACTCAGTATCTGCTGGGCAGCCAGCTCCTGTTCCTGGCGCTGCTTATCTACCCTGTCTTGTTCTAGCTGCAACAGGCGTGTCTGGTGATCCTGCTCCAGCTGCTCAAGTGCTGCATGCCGCTCCTGCTGCAGGCTAAATGTCAGGTCATGGTTTGCTGCGGCTGCATCATAGGCGGCGGCATATCGTTCCTGCAGGCGCTGCTGCGCCTCGGCGTAGCGGCTCTGTTCCTCGATCACCGATGCGCCGTAAGCGGCTTGGATGGCAGCAGCCTGTTGATCCTGGAACTGGCGATCAGACTCTAAACTAGCCGCCCGGGAGTTTTCGAGCAGAGCTTGGCGCTTTGCCAACTCCTGACCTATGGCTGCAGTCTCGGCACGGAAGGAGTCGACTGCGCCATAGTTGGGGGCTTTTGCTTTGTCCTGACTGCCGTCAGATAACACGCGAGCCCCAACACTGGCTGATGGCACCGGAAGATCGGCGGCAGACGGTGCGCCGTTACCACCAGCCGTTGCGGTAGCGATTTTATCCTTGAGTTTGTCCAGATTGGCAAAGTAGGCGTCCCAGCCGGACGAGTCAGACTGCCCCAAGAACTGCTGAACTCTGAGCTCAGCAGCCTCCCACTTCATGCCAATCTCACCCAGTTGCGTCAGAACTGGAGTTGCATCCAGCCCGTCGGCTTGCAGGTCGTTTAACTCTTTCTGGAGCGCGTAGTATTCCTGACGTGCATTTGAAACATCTTGCTGCGCCTGCCAGTAGGCGGTGCGGGTGGCATCGTCAATGCCAGTGCCGGTAAACATCTGTGCTTTGCGAAAGCTATCCTCGGCAAGGTCCATCATGGCCTTGATAGCGCGGGATGCCTTCTCTACCCCTTCGATGATGTAAATGGCAATGCCCTGCCCTAGTTCGGCAAACCCGCCCTTGGCCTCGGCCGAGTCAGTGATCCAGGTACGGATTAGCATTGAACCTTCCGCTACTGCCGGGGCCAAGCTGGCTTTGACCTGCTCCCACAGCGCCCCCATCACGGATGTTAGTCGCTCTATTTCCAAACGGGCTTCACGCACCGCAGCAAACTGCCCATCGGTCAGCGCCATGCCAGAGCGGTTGATCTCGTCAACAAAACTGAACAGCTCGCCGTGGTTCGTATAGAGGGTATCGAACAGCTCAGCGGCTGAGTCGTTCAGTTCATCCAGATAAAACCGAGCATCGGTGGCGCTCATAGTTTGCAGTTCGGCGGTGAACTTGCGCAGCTGTTGATCCGGGCTGAGTCGAGACCATGTTTCGGCACTTTCACCAATCTGCTTGAAAAAATCGGCAAGAGGACCGGAACTGCCACCAGCTTTGGCGGTTTCTGCCACCTTGACGTTAAGATCCTTGATAACGTCAGCAAGCTTTTCACCGTTGGACCCAGCCCACTCCGCAGCCTGAGCATAGGCATGCCATTGTCCAGCAGCAATGCCTATATTCCGTCCAAGTTGGGCGGTCTGATCGAGTGACTCATAGGCTGACTTGACACCGGCCAGGGCCGCGCCGGTCCCCAGGGCAATCAAGGCTGATCGCAGGCTGAACACCTGATCAATCACCGTCTTAACGCCACCCGCCACAACCCGTCCACCAGCCACAACGTTGGTGGTGAAGTTGCCAAAGTCTTGGCGGGATCGCTGCAGCTCTTGCCGGAACTGCGCAGCATTGAGCCCTAGGGTCGTCACTAGAGAGCGTAATACAGCCATAGGTTACCCCAAAATGGATCGAACAGCGGCCTGAGAGGCCTCGGGAGATATGTCGTCAGGATCGGCATCCAACAGAACACCTGTCTTGAGTTCATATTCGATTTCGTACACAGCGGCCCATGCAGTGAGTTCTGTGGCCGGAAGGGAACGGATCTCAGTAAGAGACTTGTGAAGGTCGCGCGCCAGCCTGATGATCAACTGCTCTCTTGAGCTGGCGCGGATACGTTTTTTGCGTCAACAAGAGACTTCGGACCTAGGTCGTTGAGACGCTGACAGACTGGCAGTAGCTTCTCCATCACTGACTTTGGCAGTTTAGCCATCAGCTCTGGAACATCAGCCTGGACTGCAAGAGGGTTCCCCGCCTCGTCACAGGTACAAGCCACAATCAGGCTGATCATCCATTGATAGGGATTGTCAGCCAGCGGCTTGCCAGTCGCGTTGAAGTTGCTTGCCTGGTAGTCCAGCAGACCCTGCACGGACATTTCACGCACATAGATCTGAGCGTCATCCCCCAGCTCGGGGACATCAACCAGTTCACGCCGATAGTTTACGCCAGCCACAAGGCTGGAAATTACATTTTTTTTCATCGTTCAACTGACCTTATGCAGAAAGCTTGCCCCAGGCGGTTTTGCCGGACTGCTTACCAGGAACGACCCAACCGATACCCTGTTCACCCTGGGTTTCATCGCGGAAGTATCCAAGTAGTGTCAGCTCGTAGGTAGCCGTCACGTTGTCAGGCCATACATGCATGATCATGACGTTTGCACCCGTCTTGGCGGCGTCAAAGAAGGCCGTCTGACCTGCATCATCATTATAGAATTTGCCCTTCAGCTCCTTGTCCGGACCATCGAACATGCCAGCCATGTAACGCTTGGATCCATCTTCCAGAGTGGTCTGTTCGACGGTGCTACCTTTCTCACCGACCTGACCAATGGCAAGAACACCCTGAACTGGCGTCCATGCCGTTGCGCCTTTGAGGCAAAACTGGGTCTGAGTTCCGGCTGCCAGCACGGCATCCTTGGGGGTGTAGGCAAATTTAGCGGGGGTAGGCGTGGTCATTAGTTGACGCTCCTATTTGTGGTTGCAATATCAATGAATCCCCGACGATATGAGGTGTCAGGGGTGGCTGGATCATCGCGCTGATTCAGCACCATGATCCGTTGGAAAACGGCGGTAGTCGTGTTGTCAATGGCACCCAATGTGGCGATCAGTTGATCGACCTCGTCCCGGGTAGCGGCCAGCACCTCCACTTGCCAAGTATCACCGCGCAGATCGCGACCGCCTTCCAGTGGTCGCTCTCCATCCTGTTCGGCCAGGTGCAGGTAACTAACTGCAGGCAGTGCAGCATCTGCCGGCACATAATCCGGATGGACAGGGACAACCCCCATCGTGTCGGTAAGCAGCTGATAAAATTCGGTTCTTTTAATCATCTGAGTTGTCGCCGTAAGGCTCGGTCAATAGCCGCGCTCAAGGTGTTTTTCTGGATCTCTAGGGCGTTATCCACACTACCGTCGAAGGCGGGGCGGATAAACGGCTTGGCCGGAATACCTGGGTGTTGAGCGCCCGATCCCTGGTCTGGACGTGATATGCGTTTTTTTATTCGCTTTTTCTTGCCGGTGCTGTATTGCCGCAAACTGGCATCGGCGGACAGAGAGTGGCTACGGGTCCCGTGCTCCAGCCACCATGCATAAACAGGGGCATCGATGGCCTTGCCTGACGCTACCTGGATACTGCGATTTTTGAACACGCCAACCGAGGCAACCACATCCGCAAATGTAGGGTTCTTCGGGATAGAGACACGGGTCGATATAGAGGCTGCCAGCTGGCCGCTATCGTCATCCCACTGACTGTGAAAACTGGATACCATCCGATCTTCTATTGGCTTAGCTGAGGCTCTAACTGCTTGTCGCAAGATCCGTTTCTGAGTCGCCAGTTCAAGCTGGGCCAGCTGTTGCTCAAATTCAGCGAAGCCATCAAGATCGATGTTTACTACCTGACTCATTGCGTAGAAACCTCAATCGCAGTCAGCGTGATCCAACCGGCACGGCGGTCTACCTGGGGAACCCCGATATCAAGCACTGCACCAGTGTCCAGCAACTGAATTCGATGCGAAGCTGTCAGTCCACCACGGTAGCGCAGCCGGATTGAATACTCTCCCGGGTTCAGCTCACGACCTGCTCTCAGCTGCTCACGCCCACCAATTTGCTGCACATCGGCCCATGTCGGACCGCCGAACGGCTGCCAATCGTCCAACACCTGCCCAGATGGGCTTTTTGTTGGCTGATTGACCAACAACTGGACCCGGTCTTTGAGTTTTCCAGCTCGCAGCATGGCGACCTCCAGGCAATAAAAAACCCGCCGAAGCGGGTTCTTTTCTGCGGTTTTAGTGGTTACTGGTGATGCCACCAGATCCTGATGCGGGTTACTATCATCCAGCCGACTCCAAGCAGCAGCACAGCAGCACCATAGATAAGATCACTCCCTGACCAAGTCTGCCCATGAATTCCGAGCCAAAGCGGAGTAAGGACGGCCATCAGCAGACCAAGCGCCATCAGGCCGTAGGCCCACAAAATATCAATCTTGAGGGCTTTGCTGGTTTGTTGGACCGTTGTCAGTCTATCTCCAACCGCGGCTACTGCTTGGCCTTCCTTTACTGGACAACCACAGTGCGGACAGCTGGCAGCTTGGTCTGATATCTGGGAACCGCATTCACGGCAGGCGATCAATGCCATAAATCCTCCTTGCTAAAGGAGTCATTCTAACCACTCTTCACCAATCGATCACAAGTTGATGATGCGATATGGCGTGATCAACGCCTCATAGGCTAATGGAACTTCACTTAAGGCTACCTCGCTGATCGCCTCCCGATTAGCGTAGAAGTGGCCAGCCAGCAGTAGAAGAGCCAGCTTCATGTTAGGTGTCAACACCATATCCGTGGTATCGACAAGTGGATCCGGGTTGACTGCATCGTATTCAGCTTGACTAGCAAGCACGGTGCGGTTGATGTCTACCTGCAACTGGCTTGCGGCTGCTTCGATATAGATCTGCAACAGACCGTCTTCGCTGTCATCATCCGCATTGATGCGAAGCTGGGCCTTGAGTTCGGATATGGTGATCATTCGTCAGCCTTAATGATGCCGAGTTGCGCAGCCACTTCCAACGCTCGGGGTGCCAGGAGCTGCTCGCCCGGGGCGTACTGGATGATCTGGATCCCATCAGGAGACCACTCCAATAGAGCTGTCAGCATAACCAGGCGCTCCAGCTGTTCCGGCTGTTCCGGCTGTTCTGGCTGTTCTGGCTGTTCTGGCTGTTCTGGCTGTTCTGGCTGTTCTGGCTGTTCTGGCTGTTCTGGCTGTTCTGGCTGTTCCGCAGTAGTCCCTTCCAGTGGTTGCTTGTCAATCACTGATTGTTGAGGCTTTTTGGCCATGGTGAGCCACTCCTTAATGAATCGGCCGCCCGGAGGCGGCCATTGTGGTTATGCGGCGATGGTCATCAGCTTAATGGCATTGGAGTCAGTCACCATTCCGCCAACACGCTTGGTGGTGTAGAAACCGACATAGGGCTTGTTGGTGAACGGATCACGGAGTACCCGGGTACCGAAGCGGTCAACGATGGTGTAACCGCGCTTGAAGTTACCGAAGGCCAGCGCCTTGGCGTCAGCCGCGATATCCGGCATTACTTCGTTCTCAGCGATACCATAACCGGCCAGCATAGATGGTTGATCCAGCTCCAAACCAGGACGCCAGAGGTAGTCACCTTCGCTGTTTTTCAACAGGCGAACCTGGAACAGGGTGTTGTTGTTCATCATGAACTTGGCACCACTGCGGTATGCCTTGCGGAGGGTGTAGATCAGCTTAATGATGCTATCTGCAGTGAGAGCCGCAGCGGAACCACTTTTGATATGCTGCAGTGTGCCAAAGGCGCGAGCAGAATCAGCATCAATAGCGGAGGCGTAGGCCAGGAACCCCTTGGGCTTGAGAACACCATCACCGGACGTGAAGGCCAGTTCTTCCTTCTCGCTGAACTCTTGTTGCAGTTCGGCGGCCAGCCAAGCCTCCACATCAAACATACCATCATCCAGCATGGTCTGCGTGGCCTGTGGGTTGCCGTAAATCTCGCCCATGAAGGGAGCAATTTGAGCTAGCTTCGGCGTGCCGGTGGCAGGGCGTCCATCGGATTCCCCGACCCATCCAGAACCAGAGCCACCCAGGTTGACCAGCTTCTTGTAATCCGCGGTCGACACACTGATCACGGTGGCTTCTTGACGCATCACCACTTCCTTGCGCGCTATCTCAAGCAAGGTGCGATCCAGCTCTTCCGGCACCGCATAGCCACCATCAGCATCACTACCAACAGACAGCGCCTTTTGCTGCAGCTCAGCTAGACCCTGCTCATCACCCTTGCGAATGAAGCGCATGAAAGCTGCCTTGTGCTCGCTGGTTTCCTTTCCACCAGCCACCCCGGGACGCTTGGCTGATTTCAACTCAGCCTCTAACCCGGATTTGAGCGCATCCAACTCTGACAGCTTGGCATTCAGAGAATCAACCTGAGAGACAAGCGCGGATTTTTCAGCGGCCATGGCATCCAGTCGCTGATCGTTTTTAGCCTTGAACTCTTCGAACTTCGCGCCGAGGGCCTCGGCTACGTCTTCAATATCTTTCTTTTCGATAGCCATGGTGGCTCCTTTTTTTAGAACTTAATGGTGTTGACGAGGTTGTCGAGAGCACCCTTGATCTCAGCATCACGCTGATCTAGGGCTCTGTAGCCGCAGGCCATAAATGCCTTTGCCTGGGTGCGGGACAAGCCTGCATCACGCAGGAGCCGCTCCATATCGCTTGGCCGTGGCAGTACACCGTCAGCCAACGCGGATTTAACATTACTTACCCGGGCAGCATCGTTAGCCGGGAAAGTGACAAGAGAAATCTCAAGAAGGTCTATTTCTCGCAGCAAGAATGCATCCTTGCTACCGTCGTAGTCGTAATCGTTCAGCCAGTATCCGATAGAAAGTCCGGACAGGCTGCCCGCCTTCATATGGGCATGAGCCCTTTTGGCCAGCGGGTCATCTTCGATGAGCAACCGGCCCTTGACGTATAGACCAACATCGTCTTCCTTGATGTCGGTATAGATACCGATCGGCTCGTGCGGGTCGTGCTGCCACAGCATGGCAGGCATGCTGCCCTTCGCCTTCCAATCAGCCAGGGTTTTGGCGAATGCCCCCGCCATGACGATATCGGAATAGCTGTCTTTGACGCCGAATACGGATCCATAGCCCTCGAACTCGCCGGTATCGGTGACGGATTTGATGGTCAGCGGAACATCGAGGCGCTGTTTAGTTCGCAGGGTCATTGCCAGCTCCTGGTTGAGTGGTCATGTTAAGTGGCGTCAGGTAGACATCACCGCCATCGCGTGGATTGCGGTCTTCCAACTCCCGGCAGTCGTTGGGGCTCAATATCCCCCAGTTGATGCCGCTGGCGTAGGATTCAAACCGTGACTTCATATCGCCGCGCAGCAGGGCACCGGCATTGAACTTGGCAAAGAACGCCGCTTGATCGGCAGGGCGCAGAAGGCCGACCCGGATCCGTTGTTCGATGCGGGTTAGATACGGGATCAATGAGTAATTGACGAAGCTTAGCGACTGGTGCTCGATGTTCGAGAATGTGGCCTTGTCGAGGTTGGCCACCATGTGAGGCGGCACCCGGAAGATGGCGCAGATCTCATCGCGCTGCAGCTTGCGAGTTTCCAAGAACTGAGCATCCTCGGCGTTGAGGGCAATGGGTTTCCAGTCCAGTCCCATCTCCAAGATCATCGGCTTATGGGCGTTAATCAGCCCTGAGTGCTCTTCATTAAACTGCTTTTTCAGGCGATTGAAGGCGGCATCTGTCAGTGTCTGTTCCGTGCGCAGTACTCCGGATGTAACGGCGCCGTTGCTAAACAGGCGTGATCCATGTTCCTCGGTAGCTAGCCCAAGAGCGATGGCGTTACGGGCATACGCTACCGGGTTGAGACCAGTCAAGCCGTCAAGCGTCAGTAGGCGCACATGCCAGATGTCATCTTGCCCCAGGGTTGTGCTGGTGCCATTGCGCCAGCTGACCCTATATTGCGGCTGATAGTTGTCATCCAGCTTGGCCGAAACGCAGCCAGGATCGATGGGTAGCAACTCCACAACCTGACCGAGAGCCTTTACTTTGTAGGCATAAAAGTTGCCGCGCAGGGCCAGGCAGGCCACCAGCAACTCCCAGAACTCCTGTGCGGTCATGTAGTCATTTGGCGCAACAGACAGCAGGCGATGCAAAGAATGCTTGGTAGCAGGATCCAGATTTCGGCCATTCTGCTGATACAGCTTGCATGGCAACATGCCAACTGACTCGGCCAGCACGCGCACACAGCCAAATACAGTGGTCATCTGCATGGCCCGCTGTGCGGTAATGGCCGTTCCCAGATAGTCGGCATAGTTAACACCGAGTGACGCCATGATCTTTTCCGGCGTATCCAGCACTTGCGCGTCTGATTTACGCCCGAACAGACGTGATAGTAGACCCATGGTTACAGTGTCCTGATGCCGTGTTGTTCAATGTGATCCGACAAGCTGTCGGTCTGGATGCCCAGCATGACGCGACCAAGGGCCATGATGAGCGCCACGGCACCGTCGATCTTCTGATCGACGGACTCCTTGACCGGGCGCACTATGTCGTCATTACCGGGCAGGTGTTTGCCTAGCACGTTGCCAATACACCAGGTCATGAGGCTGTTGCCGTCGTGGTGGAAACGCCCGGATTCGATGGCAGCCTCAAGCTCCTTCATGGGGTCGCTCATGTGGGTGTAGTTCTGTGGAATGGCGATGGCGTCCAGGCCCTCATCCTGCAGTTGGTGCGCCAGTGCCGTTGCGCCGAACGGATCGAGAGGACATGCAGTGACGTTGGCCTGGCTGGCGGCCTCCTTGGCTTCCTCCAGGATCTCCCGGTAGTCAACTTCCGCACCGTCCGTGCCTGTCAGCTCTCCCAGGTTTTGCCACTTCTGATAACGTTCTGCCAGGCGGCGGTTGTCGGTATTGTTAACCGTGTCTTCCGGGACCCAGAATTTAGGGGCCACGCTGTAGTAATGTCGCTTGCCATCTATGTCACGCCAGAACAGTCGAGCCATGGAGTTCATATCCAGCTTGCGCGCCAAGTCAAAAGCCAGCACACAGTCGTCACCTGCAAATTGCTCCAGCGTCAAACTCTTGTCTTCGCATGCCTTCCAACTTTCTAGGTTGAAGAAGGCTGTCTTGGCTGAGACCCAGATATTGAGGTGCTTGGTTTTGAACTTGTTGGCGAAGCGAGCCGATTTGATAGCCTTGATCTGCTGCGCCTGCAGGTAATCCCCGTATACGGAGATACCCATGTTAGGATTGGCCTTGGCAAGAACCTTCGGATCCGTCCAGTCATCACTCTCATCAATGGTGTAGATGATCCCGAACAGCTCATCATCAGGCACTGTGCCGGCCAACATCTCGATGACTTCCCGGCGCTTGTCGTAACAAGGCCCATCGATGTTGTAACCGGCAGTGGTGATGATCCACATCAGCGGCTGCTTGCGCGCACCCATGCCGGTAATCATGGTGGTGTAGAGATCATCCACATCGTGCTCGTGGTATTCATCCACCACCGCACAGCTTGGCGACTGACCATCACCCGGGTTACCGATCAGCGGCTCAAACCGTGCGCCATCCGCCGGAATGTTGAGATTCGAGGCGTTGACCTCAATTCCCCATCTCGCCAGTAATTGCGGAGTTCGTTGGGCCATTAGCCGGGCTGGGCGGAACACCTCCCACGCCTGTTTCTCTGTTGTGGCGCCAGAATAAACCTCGGCCCCGAACTCGTTATCGGCCGCAAAGCAGTACAGCGCTACACCCGCAGAGATAGCTGACTTGCCGTTTTTTCGCGGGATCTCGGTGTAGACCTCGCGGAACCTCCGCAATCCCGTCCCTTTGCGCACCCAGCCAAAGGCACAGCAAACGATAAACAGCTGCCACGGCTCCAGGGTGATTAGCTCGCGCTTGAATGCCCACTCACCCTTTGTATGCGGTAAGAGCTGAATAAACTTTGCGGCTCGTTCTGCCTTGTCCTTATCGAACCGGAAGCGGAACTTTGCCGATTTTTCCTTAGCAAGATCATCGATGTGCCGCTGGCAGGCCTGGATGACGTATCGACAAGCTACGACCTTTCCACGAACGACATCACGCGCATACTGATTCGCCGCATTGACGAATGGGTAACTTTTGCGTGCTGCCATGGGTTACCCCTAAAAGTCTGCGAAGGGGTTGGCCTCTCCTTTCTTCTTTCCGCCGCCGACCAAACGTGACCGGCTTGATGGATCCAATCCCAGCAGAGAGCCATAACTGGTGATCTGCCGCAGTGATTCATTCGCCACAGTACAGGCCGGGTTCTTTATCGGCCCACCGGTCGCCCCTTCCACCACCAAACCATGCTGCGCGATTTCTCGTTCCGCCCTGCGCCAGCGAGAATATGCTGCACAGAAGGCCTCCAGATTGTGCAGATCTGTCAGGCACAATACCTGGGCACCACACAACTCGCCGATCAGCATGCCCCACATCGTTGAGGCCAACTCGTCATCTGCTAGCCAGTCAGGGCAGCTGACGCCAGTCAACGGGGTGAAGTTGGGGGAGTCATGATTCAGTGCCCGCTTGCCCGGGTTGCCGGCAAGCATCTTTTTCGCGGTCGGCTTTGGTCGGCGCCCCCGGCCAGGAACGGCTGCTTTTCCAGCCATTAGCCCTCCGGTTTTAATTTTTTAATTTCGCGGGTGTAAAAATCTCACGAGGCGGCGGTACTTAGGGGGTAGGGTTGTAGGGATTTGACCCGCCCCTCCCCCTATCGCAGCCGATCGACAGCTGTCTTGCTGGCGTGGCAGCCTCGGCAGATCGCTTCGAGGTTTCCACTGTCATCCGTCCCACCCTTCGCCTTTGGAACTATGTGGTCAACGATAGATGCCGGAGTGATTAAACCTATTCGTCTGCAGCTCTGGCACAGGTGATTATCTCGCACCAAGATCTGCAGGCGGATCTTGTCCCACTTGCTGCCATATCCGCGTTCATGCCGCGACCGACCAGCCTGGTGCCGCTCCCAACCCGCATTCTTATGGTCATCACACAGCCCATCAGCAGAGGTGACAAGCGCAGGACACCCTCGGTTACGACACGGTCGCGGCGTTCGTGGTGGCACTACGACTTCCAGCGGTCTGGAATCACGGTGCCGATAACGCCAGCAGCACCAACGCCAACACTGATAATGGCAGCCTGACTTTCTGGCGACCAGTGAGCACCGAACGCTGTAGCGACGAGAACCAGGCCGCGCCAGGTGGATGCTTCTTTGAGACGGTCGAGTAGGTATTTCATAGGGTTATCCTTGGTTATGCCAGCTTAACGCCAGCCAGAATGAGGTCGTCGCTGTATGGCTGGACCCCGTTTTCGTGCCGGATGATGGCGGTGACCAGTTTGGCCATGGTGTTGTCATCCTCCAGGTTGAGTGGCGCTGTCGGAGAAACCCCAACAGCTTTGGCCACCTGAGCCACATAAGCGCCGGTGTCGTTCTCGGTTGGCGGGGCCCAGCGATGGATAATCTCCTGCACCGTATCAATCCCCTTGCCTCCGACACCTTGAGTCCCATCGCGTTTGGCATAGTTCCGGATGACCCTGGCGATAGCGCGAATGCCCCACTCCGGCCCAATGAAACGACAAAACCGCCCATCGGACGGTTTTTGTTGATCCAGGCCCTGCCATGGATTGCGCTCGTTGTAGTCAATATTGCCGGGGTTGTTATTCCGGATGCCCCGGGGAGCAATCTTACTCATTGCGGCCTCCATTAGCAGTATGGTTAAAACCGAAGCGGCGGCGGATGTATGCCTCGATCATAAATAGCCCGCGACCACCCATGTGCCCGATGATCCCAGTGGACACAGCTGTCATGTACCAGCTCATGTGCATCTCGGCACACATGTAGGCCATGAGAAGCCCGGCAAACCCGGAGATAGTCAGCTCACCGACCCACTCCGCTAAGCTAAAGGCCATGCCCCTGTTCTGTTTGAGGCGCGAAATATAACTGGCGGTGCCGCCCCATAGGGCAAGAATTACAAGCCAGACATACCCACCACCAGGGCTAGCTAGACGCGACAGCCAACTACCCGCTTGGTGGAGCTGGTCACCGCCGCCATCCATCATACAAATCTCCAGAAACGAAAAAGCCCCGACAAAAGTCAGGGCCCAGAAATGAAAAAACCCACTCGAGGTGGGTTCAGAGCGGAAAAACCGCAGCATGGGAATTTAAGCACTAAATCTGGGGAGGTTCAAGCGTTTCACATCAATATATTGTGCCAATCACAATTATGCTTCGCAAAATTCAGATGCATCAATCAATACATCATCACCATAAACTCCTCCGAGCCTAGATCTATTTCTGACCGCATTTTTCTTGTCTGAATATGCAGGGAAAGGCTTATGGCATGGAGAAAAACCGAGCACGATAAGCTCTTTTTGCATCACCCCTCTCCATGTGTAGTGGATCACAGCTGGAGATGTCATAGGGCCTAAATTTTCATGCCTGATATTTTTTGTGCCATGCCTTCCTGTCTCGATGTGAGGGCCAGCATGATAATGCCAAACATTAGCCGCTCTGTATCCGTCACCACCAGGTATGCCTATGCCAGATCCGTTTACCCAGCTTCTCTTGTTTCGACCTGGAAGAGCATCTCCTAACTGGCATTTGGTTATGAAATCAACCAGCAAGCCCATTTCATCAAAATCCAGGTGCGGCATGTCCTTGAAAGTCTCGCTATTGAGTCTTCCATTGACAAAGCTGATGTGTAAACGAACAATTACAGGCATGCGTGAGCCTCACATTCAGAACATGAGGCATATTTTAACTAGGCTGTGCGTGTTTTAACAAATGAATAAGCTGTGGATAACACACTTAAATTGTGGATATTTCTTCCAAAAGCGGCTTCGAATGGTGTTTATCTTGTAACTAGCTGACTCAATTGCGACTCAACTTCAACGGGAAGGCCTTGAGCCTTACGTGCTGTAGCTTGGATAGCCATACATTTAGCCATCACTTCATCACGTGACATTTGACCACTAAAAGTGGCGCCAAATTCATTTGAACGGCGAGCGCGAGCTATCATGGGATCGCTCATGCTGTGTGTGGCTTTTTTCATATCTCTTCTCCGAGTCCCTGTAGTTAGAGCTTAGTACACAGTTAACAAAGGCGAACAACTGTTCACATATCACTCAAAGGGCGCCGCATCATACACAATGACGAACCGCTATTCAATATATGGTAAATACCATAGTAGGTCCGACGTCTTTTATCTCAAGGATCGCGGTGAGATTCAAGGCCAAGCGACCAATTAATAGCTATAGCATTTGTCAGTTATGTGACCGATTCATTATAAGCGCTGAAGTTGACATCCAAATCCAGCGCTGAGATCAGCCGTACCGCCTCTGCTACCACGGCATCGTGGCTTGATGTCCACCCCTTATGATCAATCCCGCAAACATCAGACATTGCCCTCTGTGACATCCGACGCCGGCCTGCGCCATGGCATCGAGGGCAGCACTCCATAACCGGCTGCATCGAAACATCAGTGCCGACTGCCAGCTCATAGCGCCCGGAGTGAATCTGGGCTGCACCATCACACACATTGCAGATCGGGGCCGTGTACTCCTGAAGCGCTACCTCCACCAGCCCGGCGCGAGTTTCACGCTTAAGGCGATATCGCCGGAGACCACAAAACAGGTCGATGCTCATTTGCAGGTAGCGCACAACCGGCAACAGTTTGGCCTCGTGGCCACAGTAGCGGTAATAAGCCCAATCCAGAGCTGGCCCCTTGAGCCCCTTGAGCAACCCCACCCGATCGGCAAAGTCCCATACCGGCTTGCCACCGAACCCCATCCCGTCAATCTGCTTTGCCCGAGGCGTCAGCCCGGCCAGAACGATAGCTACATTCATTCAGCGCTCCCCTTAATGGTCACCACCAGGCGCCCACCTTTTGTTATCTCTCCCCGGCTTACGGTGAGCCGGTCGATTTGGCTGTCATCCAGCCAGACGCCTGCATGGGTCAACGCATCCAGCGTCGCCTTCAGGACGTTATCCAGATCCCGAGCCCGGCGATCGGGCGGCATAGCCACCAGCGACACATCAAGCCGACCTGCCAGATTCTTGCCTGCAGCTCTCGCAATCAGGCAGTGCTGGGCTGCCAAGATGCGGAACTGGCGTCCTTCAACGCTCAACAGCGTTTGCGGTCGGCCCCTGACCACTACATTCCGCCAGATCCGGTTAGTGCTGGGTGGCCACGGCAACTCAATCGTGATGTCGTTCATTCAAGCGCCCCCACTTTCAGTGCTCGATCCAGTGTTGCAACCAGGTGCTGCAGCTGGCTGCCGTGTTTGCGCTCCCATCCGGACACATCCCGATGCAACTCATCGTGGTGCTGTCTGCACAGCGGAAACGTGAACAAATCGTGCGACTTGCTGCCCATCTTCCCCTGCCCGTGCCCGATTAAGTGGTGCGGATCATCGGCCTGCTGCTGACAGACCACGCAGGGCTGTACCTTCACAAAGCGCGTATAGGCTTCGCATTTCCACCGCATCGGCTTTGGCCTGGGGATGAATGACAGCGGAGGCTCAGCATCGGCAATGAATCGAACCACAGGCTTAGCCAGCCGCTGGATCTGATCTATTGGCTCAGGGAGGTACTGATCATCGGTATCCATTAACCCAAGGGGAGTCTGCCGAGATGATGATTCAGGGCGCCCAAGGACCGCCCGTGTGATGCTTTCCGGCAACAGGTCAATCCAACCGTTCAAGGTCAGCCACCAGCACAGCTCAGGAAGAGACACGGCATGACCAGTGGGGAGGTGCAATCCGCCGCGGATCACCTGCAGCCAGAACGAGGCTTGGTTGCGCAGCGCCGCCTCTTGAATCACGGCCTCGTCAGCTAGTTCGTGGTCGTGAATCCAGCACAACCGAACCCAGCTACCGCCAACCTTTCGCAGCGTCACTTCCTTGTGGCACTCTTCGCTGGCCAGCTGGCAACCGTGGCCACGACGAATGAAGGCCTGGAGCGAATCCAGATGATGGCTACTGACCGCCCCCAGGGCATTCCACAGTGGGACCAATCGCCGATCGGCAAATAGCGGGCTCTCTGCTGCAACACCAGGAACATTCACCAGCCCAGGTTGATGCGAATCGAGTGCCGACGGCGCCGAAGAGAGCAATACCCTCCCTCGAGGGGCTTGGGCCAGCTGGTTGCCCAGCTTCAGGACTAGAAGCCCCAACTCATTCACCGGTACCGCTGTCGCCAGAACTGCCTGCATCTTTAACCCCTAACTGCTCTCGTAATCGGCCTCTAACTTGAGCCGTGAAATACTCTTGCCGTTCCTTGTCGCCTGATTCCATCAACAACCGCAGATACATGGACACCAACCGCTGCGCTTTCTTGCCTATCTCCAACCGCTCCTTGTTGGTAAAGATGTTTCGCATCGCCCCGAGCCGGTGCTCATGCCTGCTCCACGCTGGTTTATCCATGCCCGCCTCTCACGACTCTCTTTGAATGCCTGCCGGTACCGGTTCAGCCAGTCCCTGAAATACTCCCGGTATTCGCCCGGGCACTTTTCCACCACATCCCGGATCTGCTCAGTAGTCGCCAAACCGGCATACATTCGCCAGCACCAGCCATAAGCCTCGATATGCCACTTGGTTTTCTCGGCATCCTCCGGCGTCAGCGGTTGTAGCTTCATGGCTTCGGCTTACCCGGGCGGTACCGGCCTGGGCGATTCGGTTTCACATCCGGAGCTACAACGCGGATCCGATTCGGTATCTGCAGCTGGGCCAGTTCCCGACTCGTCCGCTGCAACTTCGCCAAAAACTCTCGCTCATCCTCATAATGCCCGCTCATATCAGCGCACCCTGGAGCCGCGGCGTTTTCCTCGGCGGCGCCAGCTCTCCTTCTCTTCAGAGGTGAATAGACCTGTTGCGATAAGTTCGGAAACTGCTCGTGATGCAATGAATGCCTGAGCAGATAACGAGGCGATCGCAAAGCCCAACACAATGCTGCGCTTTTTCATGCTGCTACCCCCTTCAACACTCCAGCCTCAATCAGCTTGGCCGTCAGCCACTGCTGCCCCTTGCCGGTGATCAACGGGGTAAAGCTCAAGCGTGTTTCGCCATTCGCCTCATACGGGTTTTCACGGACCGCAAAATAGCCCCGGTCCAGATACTCCTGGAACGGCATGTTCCGGCGGTGTCCATTGCCGCCCATCAAGATCCGCATCTCGCGCAACAGGTCGAACAGCTTGATCGGCCCCATGCCCAGCGTCTTGGCAAAATTGCTGATCTGGACGCCTTTATCAGCGCTGGCAATCTTCTTGGCAAACTCGACAGCTGGAGCATCCTGGGCAACCTTCTGCTCCAAGACCTGCTTCTGCTCTGCCAGTTCGGCAGCCAGGCGTAGAGCCTCGGGCAATGACTGAGGGATCACGAATGCCGGTCGAGCTGATGCCTGTTCCAGCTCCTGCCAGCGATCGATGATTCGAGCCCGGAGTTCCATGCTGTAGCCCGAGATCAGGATCAAGCACTCCCGCTTGCCCAGGTGATAAGCCATTACCGGCCGACCACCGCTGTGCTCCGGCTTATCCTGAAAAGTCAGGGAAAGTTCTTCCCCCATCTTTTGGATGTCGGCTCGCACGTTGTCGTGGCGCTTCCCAGTCAGATCGGCAATTTCCCGACTGCTCATGGTCATTGAGTCATTCACTGTCAGATTCATGATCACCTCCTACGCCATAATCGGTAGAGTTAACGCCGCGGCCAAAAACAGCATTACGAACACGTTAAAAATCCAGAACAACATTTTCCCGAGTTGGTTGTCATTCATGCAGGTATCTCCATGCCGGTCAGCGCCATCCCCTTGTCCAGGGCATCTTGAGCCAGCGCTTGGATATGCGACTCACGTTCCTCCGGCATGATCCGCCCATCGGACACCGCCAGATCGGCTTGCATCTCGAGTGAGCGACGCGAAACCTGAGCCTGGGTTTCATGCTGAGTGTTCGGCGGGGTAGCAGCAGCATGACGAGATGGCTGTTCGTAGCCCTCCCACTGCCCGTTCACACAGCGAGGGCGACCAGCAATTACCCACCGCTGTGCGGCCATCAAGTAACCGGCAAACTTTTCGGCTCCGTATACGGTGGACGGGCGGAGGTACTGGCTCTGCTCAACGTGGTTCAGCCAGTGAGCAGTTTTGAACTCAGCTACCAGCACCATATCGTCAACGGAGTAACCATCGGCAAGGCGGGCTGTGATGAATTTCATCTGAGCCGGTTTGTCCTGGTAACGACTACCGGCCAGCTCGTTGAAACGGTCCAATACCATTTTAGCGATCGACCGACGCCGTTCGGTTTCGTCAGAAACCGGACATGAATTACTCTTGATCTCTGTATTTGTTTTATTGTTTATCTTGTTTAGATCTTCGGCGTTTAATTCCGCGCCTAATTCTGCGGGTAAATCCGCGCTTAATTCGTTGCCATACCCTCCCGAGCCCAGCAGTGGCGCGGGTTTCAAATTGGCATTCAAATCAGCAGAATTAGTTTCATCAAATACGCGGGTAATTCCGCGCTGATAGTCGTCGTAGTTGCTCAACTCGATGACCGTGTAGCCTCGCGACCCACGCTGAGTAATGCGGCTGATCATGCCATCGCGCTCGAACGCCTCGAGCGAACGGCGGGCGCTGTCTTCGCTGATGCCGCACTCTTGTGCCAGCTTGGCAACCGAGGTAACAATCTGCCCGCGTTGGCGGCGGATAGTGTTGCGATTGAAGGTCACTGCATCGCTGTCATAAGAGGCCTCCAGCATCAGGTGAACCCATAGAGCAAACCGCTCCGGCATGTTCTTGAATGGAACACTCAACAGGCTCCGATACATCAGCACAAAGCCTGTGCGTTTGTTGTCTGCCACGCGATCCCCCTTGGCCTCCGGGATAGCCTGCAGGTGCCCAAACTGCGCCTGTACAACGCTACCCATGCCGCACCTCACTTACCTTTGCAATGAACGCCCGGGCTGCCGCGTCACGATCTAAGCGCTCACCGCGTAAATACCAGCCCCAGCCTTGGCCTGGGCGACTCATCAACACAAGACAAGCGCCTTGTCGTTTCGATTGGGTTTGGGTACTCTTTACCATGTTCACGTCCCTTACGTTCTCGTGAGCCAGGCCCTGACTGTTCCACCAGTGCAGGGCATCTTTTTATCTGTCAGCGGTTTTTACTGGCGGTGCTTTGGCGCCAATCATGGAGTCAACCACCCCGATCAACTGGTCGTTGCTTTGACGCGACTCCAGCAATTCGCGTTTGACTGACAACAACTCATCCATGCTCGGATTTGCAGTCAGATTCAACGCGGCGCTGATAGCCTCACCACTCTCCCGGGCTAGCTCGCTCGCAGCCTGAACATGGCTCAGATCTGCCGATGGGCAGTTATCTTCGATGAACACGCCGCCGGTATGCCCGAACAACCCATTTACAAATGTCATGCGCACTGACGACGGCATAGCCCCAGCAATTAAGCGGATCAAATCGCACCACATATCGCCCGGGATCTTGTGTTCCATCCGCAACCATCGGCGTACCTTCTGGGCGCCGAGCTTCATCTGCTCGGCTGGGTCGTCGTGCGTAGGCCAATCGATATCCAACACCGCGTCCCAGTGGTTTGCGTGGTAAAGCTCTCTGACGTTCTGGATACAAACTTGGAATGAGCGGTGATCAACGCGCTGCCATTCGTTCAGCGCGGCTTCCAGAATGAATGCCGTGCTCTGCGGGCGAATCCCGCGCTTCGTGCGTAGTTCGTTAATGACTGGCATTCTTGGCCTCACATTTACGTTGTTTTTGCGGTAGCCCATCTGATGGATTGGGGTACAAAACACGATCCAGCTGATGCGGTGTGACCTGGTATCCGACCAATTGGCAGGCAGGGATGATTCGGTATGGAGGAAGTTGATTGTTTTTCAGCCACTTAGTCGCAGCCCATGCTGTCCGGAGGCCAAATGCCTGTTGCAGGCCTGATGGGCCTCCTGCGAGTTTAAAAAGTGTTTCGATAGGTGAATCCATAGTGCCGCCCTTGTCTACTTTGCAAATCATATTCCTACTTTGGGTAGCATTTTGCAACACTGCAAATAGTGATGACGGACAAAACAGGCAACCATAGAATGCTACTCATGGTAGAAAACAACGTTATGCATGCAGAGTTCGCCGCTAGGCTGAATGCTCTGATGTCCAGAAGAGGGGCAGCCATCAAGGATTTGATGGTTGTGGCTGATGTCACCTATGAAATGGCTAGGCGCTATACCAAGGGCACGGCCAGACCACGTGACAGCAAAATCGGAGGGATTGCGCAGTGGCTTGGGTGTACCGAGGCATTTCTCGCCTACGGGTCGCAACCAACTCAAAACGACCACGCCCAGAACGCGATCGACAGCAAGCTGGTTACTGTAGAGTGGAATGAATCAGATCAAGACTCTGATGAGTTTTGTACTGTACCGTTACTGGATATCGAGTTATCCGCCGGAAATGGTTCATCGGTGATCGTTGAAACTGAACAGTACAAACTCCCATTCCGCCGCTATACCCTGAAGAAACAGGGTATTGATCCCATTGCGGCCAGAGTGGTTAGGATCACAGGGAATAGTATGATCCCAGTTCTGAGCGATGGGGATGCTGTAGGCGTTGATACCAACCGCACCAAGATTATTGATGGTGACACTTATGCCATTCGTGATGGTGATCTGTTGCGGGTGAAGATCCTGATTGAACGGCCTGATGGAGGAATCATCATTAGATCATTCAATAGGGATGACTACCCAGACGAAGTTTTGTCTAAGAACGAACGAGCAGAAAGAATTATAATTATAGGGCGAGTCTGGTGGTCATCAAAGCTCTGGTGATATCAGTCCTGTTTTTTGCTGCAGGATGTTCAGACCAAGTAACGCTGGATTGCAGCTCTGAACTAGCCGCATTCAAATCTGTAGATCAAATTAAAAAATCGATGTCTGAGAGTCAATGGAAGCAGATATCAGATGCCATCCAACGAACCGCATCAAAGCAAATCTTACATCACATCGCCAAATCAATGCCCGCAGCCATGTCCGGGGAATACCAGGCTACCTCATCAGATATAACCACAACACTTGCCCCACTCTGTGGAATGACTGGCGATGAGATACTCGCCTATGACAAGGCAAACCACCGCTAATAACTCCATCACATCAAAAAGTAATGCCCACAACTGCGTGGGCATTTTTTTTGCCTCAACAAAACCAACTAAAAGTAGTTGACCATTACTACTTTAAGTAGTGTATTATAGCTACTGTAAGTTGCATCAATGCGACAGCGACAGAACATAACAGCCCCAGCCGGAGGGCCAGCACAACACTGGCAGAGCGTAGCAGCTCTTGGGGACATAACACCGGCAACCGGGCCAGCAGCCTCCGCGGCGCTCCCCTGGAAAGACTCTCGACAGTCGACCAGGGTGCAATCCGAAAAATGACTGGTGACCGGCTGACGCTGGAAAGACAGAAGAGGGTTAACCCCACCTGGTGAGAGGCCAGGCCTGATTGGACTGGTTAGGCGTAACACCCTAGCCAACCCAATACGGACCACGGAGAAACGGACATGGCAGAAGAACTGATTATCCATTACCGCCTGTGCAAACACCTCGGCTGGGAGATTGGGGAGTTCATCTGCCGGTTTGGGTACCAGGTGCAGGCCCATATCGCTGCAACCGGTGATGTCGATGCCGTGCGGACCAACATGATCAAGCTTTAACCGGCCTTGCGCCAAACGCTCTTTAACAATCAGGTTTCATCATCACGCCCGGATACGCAGGTGAACAACACAGCGCGCCGACCGGCAGAAGTTAGACCAGCACGGCCGCTGATGCGAAGCAGCCAGGCGTGATGAATAGATTGGCGGTGACACTCTGCTGGCCTTAGCGCTGGGTGATGAGTCGCAACGGGAACAGCGCCCCGCACCGCCCACAACTGAGATTGCATTGCGCGTGTCGCCCTGTGCGGGGTGATTAAAATGCGGCTTGCTGGCGCGCACACAACAGCAAGCTTCAGGGCAGAGCCAATGGGGCGTATCACCCCGCAGTGCAATCTCAGTTGTGAAGCCTGCCGGCTGGCCAGAACCGGAAACCACGAAGAGGTGAAGCATCATGTAGCAACCGACATCTAAGTAGTCGGGGCGGCAACCTGATAACCAAATAGCCATGAGTCACCAGCTTGGTGAGCGCGGTAAGTCGGCCGTGTTAATTCAACATAAACAGCGACCCGGTAAGGCAGTCTGAAGGCTTGCGACTCAGGCACCGGTATAGGCGGCCATCGTGCGACAGGATGACGCGAGCAAGCGCCCGGACAACGTAACCGGGACGGCCTCAGCAATGAGTCCACCACAACACAGGTCTGTTACTGATCTCGTTTACGGGGGTAACGCAGACGCCGGGCAGCGGAACCGGCACCAAGGAGATGCAATGTCGATATTCCTCATTGTGATCGCCTGGCTCTTCGGGCTTGGAGCCATTCAAACCGACACACAGACCGGCACAAACGCCGGTTGCCCTCCCCGGGATTATGCAGTTCCCGACACGGCACACAGCTACGGGCTGTGAAGCTCAAGCCCATACCACTGATATCCCCTCCACCTCGCCGGGCTCTGCCCGACAGACGTGTAGCCGTCACGAGGCGTAGGCCTTACACGGAGCGGGAACATGCACCCACGAGAGTTTATTCAGATCAACACCCAGCGTGAGCTGATAAAGCTCGAGTTCACGGGGGGGGCAGTAACGGCTGGCGTCAATATAGCGCTCTCGGTTTACGACCGAACCCCATCGTTCCCGCCCGGTAAATGTTTCGACACTTGCTTTACCGCGGCCAAAAAGACCGCTCGGTTGTATCAGCGTGACATCGACAAGGCAGCAAAGGCTGCCGAACGCGAAGCCAAGGCATCAGCCAAGGCGGCCGCAAAAACAAAGCCGAAGCCAAAGACCCCAAGAACTCGCCGCCCATCAGCATCCATAGGGGCTCGGGCATGAGAACCCATTCATCGAGCCGCAAGCAGATAGCCAAGATCCTCGAGGACAACGCGGGCAAGAAGTCAGTGCCCGAGCTTGCTAAAGAGCTGGGCTTGTCGATTGGCTACCTCCGCTGCACCGCGCAGTCATACGGCATCAGCATGGCGATGCCTCCCAAGGTCTCCGAGCACGAGAAAGGCCTGATGCGGCTATTGCGCGCCGAAGGCATGACCCTGGCGGAGATAGCCGAAAAGTTTGAGTGCGGGATCAAGTTCGTAAGCACCGCATGTGAAGGCATTAAGAAAGGACGGAAGGCAGCATGAACCAATACGCACAGCGCCTGCTCGAACTGCAGGGCAGACCCAGTCACAAGTTGAAGGAAATCGGCGATCAGTGGCAAACACCGAAGCCTCTGGCCTGGGGCCTGTTCCATCACTTCGCACCGAAGATCGGGCCTGTGGTACTCGACCTGTTCGCCGACATGAGCAATGCGCTGGTGGGCTGCTTCTACACCGCTGCAGATAACGCTCTGCTCCAAGACTGGGCTGGTGACTCTCGCCGCCAAGGCGGTGCCTGTTTTGCTAACCCGCCCTACTCTCGACCGGAATCCGATGAAGATGGCAACGCCATCACCGGCATGGAGTCGATCCTTGACTACTGCCGGATACAACGAGACCAGGGCGCCAAGATCATGCTGCTGATTAAAGCCGCTACTTCTGACGGCTGGTGGCCAGAAGATGCCGACTGCATTCAATTCATCTCAGGCCGCATCGGGTTTGAAGCCCCCGACTGGTACACGCCTGCGGATCCGGTGAAAGACAAGCCGTCAACCAGCGGGTTCGCCTCTGCTGTCGTCATCTTTGACCGCGACTGGAAGTGGGAGCGCCGCCCTATTGAGCGGCTGAACCGGGATGACCTCATCACCACCGGCGAGATTATCCTGGCCATGATTGATGACCGCGCAGCCCAGCTGGTAAGCAAGCTGCGGGGCGCTGTCCACACCCAAGACACAACCACACCCACCGAATCAGTGGATAACCGCCTTGAAGACTCGCCAGTTCTGGATCTGTCACTGAATGTTGACCAAGAGCCGGAACCTCAGGATGACACGCCAACCAACGGTTCTTCCGTCCAGCTCGACATGCTGGATGCCAGTCATGCAGCCGGCAATGACACAGAACCGGCCTCGGTGATGCCTCTTGCCGATTGGTACTGGCAGTACCAGAACGATGGCCCACTCAGCCTTGATGACGGTCAATGGCCTCATTTCGTTGTCGTGCTGACCATCCTCTACGGTGTTCGGGACCAGTACACCTCACGCCAAGTCGCTGTTGCCTGCTCCATTTGCGATGAGCAGCTGATGGATGAGTTCACAACCATGTCCGATGAAACCAAAGAGCGGATCCGGCGCTGCAGCATGGTTATAGCCCAAGCGGAGACCGATACCCCAATGTCTGATGAGCAGCGGCAAACCGCAGTCACAGCGCTGCTGGCGAATGTTGATGACCAGAAACTAAGTCTCAAAGAGGCAGAGCTGATTGCGCGCAGCGCTGTGCTGGTTGAAGAGGTGGCGGCATGAGCAAAGCAGAGGCATCAGTGAATGCCATGAACCTGAGGATGGCGGTTCGCGGGCGCGACCAGTCATTCATCCAACCGAGTGAAAAAACATTCAACTGGTCAGCCAGTGTCTATGGACGGGCCACCAGCAGACGGAATTGCAAGAAGGAGTCAGCTCAATGAGCATCCCAACATTTGAATTCGCAGCGGTTAAAGGCATCCAAGGTGGCCGCGGATATTACCTCGCGAGCATCCCCTTCAGCATCCTATCCAGGTTACTGGCCATCGATGCAGGAAACACACTTGACCGATCTCAACGTGATGTAGACGCCAAACGGGCCAAGGCTGTATCCAAATATATAATCGAAAACAGTACGTCATTTGTCATCCCGGGACTGACCGGAGTTATCAATGCCGAAAACATAGGATTTATCGAGCATTGTGACGGGTCATTTGTTGGAACCATGCAAGTGCCGATGGATGCTGAGATTAAGCTGTTCGACGGACAGCACCGCGCGGTTGGGATCATGGAGGCCATAAAGGAATGCGCCGCCGTACGTAGCTCTACTGTGCCTGTGCAGCTATTTACCGACATGACACTGGCTGACCGCCAGCAGGCATTCTCTGATATTAACAGCCATGCAAAATCTGTCAGCGCATCGCTGAACCATGCATATAACCTACGAGCATCTGGAACACAGGCGCTGGCCGCTCTAGCCAGAGAGCCAATGTTCCACGGCATCATTGAATATCAACGCAACGCTGTATCAGGGAAAAGCCCAAAGATATTTTCACTTAAGACGTTGATCGAAGCTTCACGCCTTCTGTTGAGTGTTAGTGCTCGTGACGACATCAATGAAGAACAGATCGAGCTCGCTAAAGTGTTTTGGAACTACATACAGTTCCCCGCGGGATGGACTACTCGCCAACGCAACCCTTCGTTCACTGGAGACATCGGTCGTGAAGAGTTGATCACTTTCCATTCGGTTGCGCTCTTGGCCATGGGGCGGCTTGGAAGAATGCTGTTCAATGCCGGCTATTCGAGCGATGACAATTTGCGCCTGGCATTAGGGCACCTATCTAGCCTGTCATTTAAGCGAACGGATCCTCGGTGGCAAGGTGTGTGTGTAAACGACGATTTAACAATGCTATCAAACGTGTCTGCTCAGAAGGCGCTAGCAGAAGCGATGTTTGAACACATCAACCAAGAATACCCCGCTGAGAGAATCAGTGAGCAGCCATCAAATAGCGAAAACAAAGCGCTATCAACAATATCCGATCACCTGTTCAACGGAGACATGGATTTTGCCATCGCTGCATATCTCACGACAGGTGGACATGAATCCGAACTGAGTGCTGATGATGTTGCTGCGGCAAACGCTTATTTGGAAGACATGGATGCAGAACTGGATGAGGCCAGCAATGACCAACGCGTTTTCAGGCTCGTCAGAGCAGCAATGTACGACGCAAAAGTAGAAGCGAAGAGCGGAGTCCAGCTGCTGTCCTGTCTTCGCGCCATCGGACAACAAAGAGAAATATCACCCCGTTCAGCCAAGTCCGCCGTTAAAGCAGTATTGGAAGGGGTTGAGGCATGAGCAGAATAATTGTGCTTTCCCATGATCAGGTGGTTGATTCCTGTTCATTTCTGGATGCATGCGCAAGAGCGAAAATTGCCGATCAATACGCAGTGATAATGCTCAAGCATTCCTTCATTAATGGCGACACCGAGGCATTTATTGCTGGGTTGCAAAAGGCGTACGCCAAAGTCAGCACTGCCGATTCCATCCCTAAATATGGAGAAGTCACTCAATTACTTAATCAGCTAGAAAGTATAGGCGGTGCCTCATGACCACTATGAAGATTCAGATCACCCCAGAAATGCGCATCCGGTTGATGCATGCAGAGACCATCGAAATCGATGTGCCGGACACTCAAGCAGAGCAACCATCTCACTCCGCAGGTAAGGCGGCCATTCTTGCCTGCGCCGACCACTTCCAAGAGGCATGGGAGCACGGATTCATCGACCGGCCCGAGCAAGACATGCTCGATGTGACAACAGCCATCCGGAACTTCGCAGAGACATACCAAGGAGCAGGATCATGACCACATTACGTTACCGCTATATCGACCTGGTGACAGAGGAAGGCGTTGAACTGTTCCTTGAGGAGTATGCAGAGGTCAAGAAGACACCCTGCGGAGCATGGGTAAATCGATTCTACGAAGGGAAGATTATTCCCTGTGAAAAACCTCGCTTCGTCCTTGATGGAAGTGGCCGACGCAAGTGCCATCAAACGAAAGAAATGGCCTGGAGCGCATTCAAGATGCGCAAGCGCAATCAGAAGAGCTTGGCTGCTTCATCACTTGCCCGGGCTGAATACGCCATCGAGCAGATAGAGAAACTTGG